CTCATGAACCCGAGTATGTTCAAGATAACGACGATTATTGGACGGTCGACTGGTTTGCCCGTCTTGCAACAGATGTCCCCGCTAGGAACAACAACCGTATCGGGGCACGAAATGTGCGTGGGACACGCACATCTACCTATTAGGTACCTTTAGGAGTAATACTCATGGCTAAGTTTGTTTCGCACACGAATGGCACTACCGATGTTGGTGGTGGCAACAACACGATGGCTCGTGGCAAGTCGGTCGTTACCAACCCAATTGGTGACGCTGCTGGCAGCCCGAATCGTGGTACTTACCGCACCACTGACCCCAAGTATGCTGGCGTTACTGGCGACCGTGGCGAGGGCGTTGTTCCTCGCAACACCCCTGAACAGCAGCATGGCACAACTGGTTCAGTGGAGCGCGCTGCTTCCTTCAACGCTGCTGGTAGCGACGCCTGATAATGGCGATTATCCCGAAGAACTTGTCGTATGACGAGTTCTGCGAACATATGCGACGGGAGAAGGGCGAAGCCATCTCCAAGTCTGAGATTGACGAAATCTACGAGCGTTGGGTGCGGTTGAACTCTTTGCAGATGTCAACTGGCCGAGGCTATCGTGCGATGCTTCCTACCGACGAGCAACACCTCACAAACCGTGAGCGTGAAGCCAAGGTAGTCGAAGAAGCTCAATCTCAGGGGCGCAACATAGAGAGGGTTTGACATGGCTCGGAAGTCGCGCCGTGACAGGTTGGAGCAGTACAAGGACAAGATCGAAAAGTGTCAACGTTGGCGTCAAGACGAACAGTTTGACGACAACTGGATGCGCCTGTCAGATCTTTACCGTGGACAGCACTTCCCTGAATACATGCAAGACAGCGGCGATCTAATCGCTGTAAACCTTGCGTTTTCAACAATCAACGTCATTGCGCCTTCCGTAGCCGTCAACTACCCCAAGGTTGTCGTCCAAGCCAACAAGCCTGAAGACGCCAAACGAGCCATGTTCGTAGAAGCCGTGGTTAACCACCTGTGGAAACACCACGACTACCGCACCCCGTTCCGTCGGGCCGTCAAAGACTTTCTGGTCTTTGGACACGGCTGGCTCAAGGTCGGTTGGAAGTTCGTAGAGCAAGAGCAAAGCATCGGTGAACTAGCCCGAGAAGAACTGATCAACTCGGCCATGAACGAGATTGACCAGATTGCTGTCGAAAGTTTTATGGAGGGCGTTGAACCGCCATCGTTTGACGACATCGTTGCCAGAAATGCGAATCGTTGAAGATCAACCGTTCGTAGAACGAATCAGTGTCTTTGATGTTTACGTTGATCCTGCAGCCACCTGCATGGAAGACGCACGTTGGATCGCACAACGGATTGTGCGGCCACTTGAAGAAGTAGAAAAAGACCGACGTTACAAGCCATCAGCCCGCAAAAAGCTTGTAATGAACTACGGCACCGACATTTACAATGAGAACCCCAACGACGACAAAGTTCAGTATCTGGAAGACCAAGTCGTCTTGTGGGAATACTACGACATTATGGACAATACGTTGTCCGTGTATGCCGATGGTGCCGACGAGTTCTTGGTTGACCCAGTCGCAATGCCGTACGCATACGGGCATCCGTTCGTCATGCTCCGCAACTACGACATCCCCGACCACTTCTATCCGATGGGTGATCTAGAAGCGATCGAACCGTTGCAGCTAGAGTTGGACAAGACTCGTAGCCAGTTGATGAACGACCGTAAACGATACGCACGCAAGTATTTGTATCACGAACGGTCGTTTGGCCCTGCAGGTCGTGAAGCGTTGGAGTCCGAAGACGATGGACGCTTTGTGCCTGTTATTGACGAGAACAAGCCGTTGGATCAGGTTGTGATGCCGTTGCCGCAGGTTCCGCTGTCGGCAGAGATCTACAACTACTCCAACATCATCGCAAACGACATCAACACGGTATCAGGCATTTCTGAATATGCCCGTGGCGCTATGCCTGAGATTCGACGCACTGCAACGGAAGCGTCGATTATTGCTGACGCCGCTAACGCTCGTGCGGCAGACAAACTAGCGATCATTGAGATCAGCATTGCTCAGGTAGCAAGACGTGTTGTGCAGATTCTTCAGCAGTTTATGACTGGCGAAGCGATGGCACGAGTTGCTGATGCGCGTGGAGAAGACTTGTTTATCCCGTATGGTCGTGAAGAAATTGTTGGCGAGTACGACTTTGTTGTGCAGGCTGGCTCTACCCAGCCGATGAACGACACGATTCGTCGCCAGCAAGCTGTTTCATTGTTGAACGCTGTTGCGCCGCTGGTTGGCACGGTTATTGACCCTGCTGCTTTGGCACGACACGTTCTTGAAGATGGTTTCGGGGTCAAAGACCCCGAGAAGTTCCTTATGGGACAAGCGCCGCAGCCAGAAGTTCCTGGCGAGGCGCCCCCGCAAGGAGCGCCAATGCCGCCTGGAGTGGGCGGCGTACCAGTCCCTCAAGCCCCAGAAGGAGCGTTCGCTCCGACTGGAGGGGTGCCTCCCGAACTGCTAGCGCAGCTTCAAGGGCAGATGGGCATGGAACTACCGTCCTTGTAGTGGGACATAGTTCACATTAATCTTAGGAACACCTTTTCGAAGATTCCTTAGGAGGATCATAGTGTCCGAAGAAACCGAAGCAACTGAACCCACACCTGTGGATACCTCGGAAGTTTCAACCGAAGCAAGTGAGGAACCTAGCTACACCGTCAAAATTGACGGTGAAGAACATCAGGTCACCCTTGATGAGCTTCAAAAAGGTTATCAGCGTCAAGCGGATTATACCCGTAAGACGCAAGAGGTAGCCAGCGAACGGGAACGTTTGCAGCAAGCCGAAGCAATCGTGTCTGCTCTGGAGAATGATCCAGAGGGGACTCTTAGCACTTTGGCTCAGACATTTGGTATCAACATGAGTTCTGGTCAGACAGAAGAGTCTGGCTGGGACGAAATGGACCCTTCTGATCAGAAGTTGGCTGAGCTTGAGCGCAAGATCGAAATGCAGGAGCGGGCTGCTCGTATCCAGCAAGTAGACAAAGAAGTAGATCGACTGAAGGAACGGTACGGAGACTTTGACAAACAGGATCTTCTACACCACGCCGTAACAAACAAGATTACGAATCTTGAAGCGGCGTACACGCATTGGCAATTCAACGACGTGAAGTCCACCGCAGACAAACTGCGGCAAGATCAGGACATTACGGAAAAGAAGCGAGATGCGTCAGTAGTGGCTCCTGGCGGGTCAACCCAAGCGGGAACCCAGCCTGAAGTTTCGGATACCAAGGTGACTTCTTTGCGTGAAGCCTTTGCTCTTGCAAAAAAGCAAATGACCACTTGATTCACTAAGGAGCCATCATGGCTTTCGGCAACTCTAGCTTCGATGAGATTCTCTCAACGACGCTGAAGAACTACGTCCCTCGGCTTACCGACAACATCTTCTCGGCTCGCCCGCTGTTCTACGCACTGACCAATGGTCAGACCATGCGTCGAATCGGTGGCGGTGCCAAGATTGTTGTTCCTGTCCTCGGCAAGACCAACGCTACCGCTGCCTCGTACTCGGGCACCGACACCATTGCGACCACGGCTTCGGACGGCATGACCGCCGCCGAATACGACTGGGGTCAGTATGCGGTGACCGTTACCATTAGCGGTATCGAAGAAGCCAAGAACAACGGTGAAGAGCAGATCATTGACCTGCTGGAAGGCAAGATCTTCCAGGCGCAGGAAACTGTGATTAGCAACATGAACACCATGCTGTTCGGCAACGGCGAGGGCAACAGCCAGAAGGATTGGAACGGCATCGGTAACCTCGTGCAGGATGGCGCTGTCACCAACTCCAACGGTGCTGCTCAGACCCGTCTTCGTACCATCGGCGGCATTGACTCGTCGGACTCGGACAACGCTTGGTGGCGTTCGACCGTTACGGACCACACGGCCAACAGCGGCAACCTGTCGCTTGCGGCTATGGGTACGCTGTACAACACCGTTTCGGTGGGTAACGATCAGCCGACCATCATCATGACCAGCCAGCAGGGTTACGAGGCGTACGAGGCGCTGCTTACCAGCAACGTCCGTTACACCGACACCGACATGGCAAACTCGGGCTTCCAGAACCTTATGTTCAAGGGCGCTCCTGTCGTGTTTGATGACGACTGCCCCGCTGGTACCGACCAGTCGAACCACGCTGGTTCTGGCCGTGTGTACATGCTGAACACCAAGTACATCCAGCTCGTCGCTCACTCGGACGTTTGGTTCAAGCCGACCCCGTTTGTGCGGCCCACCAACCAGGACTCTGTGTTCTCGCAGATCCTGTGCTACGGGCAGCTTACCATTAGCAACCGTGCCCGTCAGGGCTTCTTGGACAACGTCCTTGACGCCTGATAGATGACAGTTGGGGGAGGAGCACACGGCTCCTCCCCTGCTGTTGAAGAGGTTTTATGGGAAGAGAACTAGCAATCGGTTACGGCAAGAATGTGCGCCCAGCAGGGCAACCACACGACGGTATCGAAGCCGATATTCAAGTTCCTGACTTTGCAGCAGGCCGCAACATACAACCTATGCAGCCTGTGTTTACCGCTGCAGCTACCGAATCAAGTAGCTGCTCAGCAACAAAGAAAAACGGAGATCCATGCAAGGGTCGCCCCCTAGAGGGCGATTCTGTATGTGTCTTCCACCGAGAAGCTGGATAGTCCATGAGCGACATGACCTTGGCGCAGATCAGAACTCAAGTCCAAGGCATGTTGGACATCAGCGACGGCGACATCCCGACCCCTGTCCTTGACACGTTTATCCGTCAAGGTTACAACGCTATCGTTTACAGCGAAAAACGTTGGCCGTTCTTTGAGACTTCAACCACGTTCTCTACTGTTGGCGGGCAATCTGATTACTCCCTGAGCACGATTGGCACCAGCATCACGCAGGGCATGCGAGAGATCTTTGCTCTACGAACAGACAGCGATGTTTGCGAGTATGTCGGTCGTGACCTTGGCGACTTTGCCAACCCGCTGGACGGGTTGGGATCTGGTAGCCCGACCCACTGGTCTTACTGGGGGGATAGCGTCAGGTTCTACCCAACGCCTGATGCTGTAGAAACTATTTATGTTCGGGGCGTCCGCAACCCTACCGCCTTTCCGTCGACGCTAGACGGCAACGGCAACAACGTTGCACCTGATCTGCCCAGCCCGTTCCATCCGCTGTTGGCAATCTATGCAGCGTCTCGTGCGTACTTGCAGCAAGAAGACCCGACAATGGCGGCGCAGTACGATCGACAGTTCCAGATTGAGCTGGACAATCTTGCTCGGCGGTACGCCGATACGCCTGCTCCGCAGCCCATGATGTTGAATAGCCGTGCGCGCAACCGAGTTGATCTGCGTTACCCGAAGAGGTACCAGAACACTGGTGGCTTGATCTTCTAGGGGTTGAGATGGCTGCTGGCTACAGTTTGGTAACCCTGGCAGACTTCCGTGGCGGTTTGAATTACCGCACGGATCAGTTCGACATTGCCGAAAACGAGTCTCCTGATCTGTTGAATGTCAGCGTTGACCCTCGTGGTGGCGTTGCTATGCGTGAAGGCGTGACCTCGTACAATCAGGCTGCTCATAGCGCAAACTTTGAGAACGTCTTTTCGTACTACAACGATGACGGCACGAACAAAGTTCTGGCTAACAGTGGAACCAAAGTTTATGTGTTCAACAGCAGCACCAAAGCTTTTGATGACATTGACACTGGTAGCCTGACTGACAGAACCAACGGCACCAAGACTTACGGTGTAACTATCAACAACCGTCTTTACGGCGTGTCGGGTGACAAAGTGTCGTTCTACTACAACGGCACTAGCGGCAACGATCTAGGCACGACGCTTGACGGCAGCGCAGGCAACTTCCCCATCGCTCAGTATGTCGCTCACTGGAACAACTTTGCATGGGTAGGCAACACTGTAGAGTCGTCCACCGCTCACAAGACACGCATCAGGTTTTCAAACGCCAACCTGCCTGAACAGTGGGATGACCTAGATTTTATTGACATTGGCAAAGGCGAAGGCGGCGACTACATCACAGGCATCGTCGGCCACAACGACCGTCTGATGATCTTCAAGTCTAACTCAACATATGCGCTGTTCGGGTTTGACGGTGATTCGTTCCAGCTTGTGACCGTGTCCGAGAAGGTCGGGTCCATCCCGCTGTCTAGTCCTGTGTCAACGCCTTACGGTGTGTTCTTCTGGCATGACCAAGAAGGCGTCTACCTTTACGACGGCACCAACACGAGGTGGGTCTTTGAAAAGTTGAAGCCAGCTATTGACGATGGACGGTTTACGTTTGCTAACCCGCCGCAGCTAGCTTGGGCCAACAACAAGCTGTACGTCTCGCTGGACTTCTACAACGCCGACACAAACAGCACTGAACGGCGCATGTGCGTCTTTGACCCCACCATCAACTCGTGGGTGTTGTGGGATGTTGATGCGTCTGCTCTGAACACTCACCAGGCACCGAACGCTGCGCCTGTTTTGTACGGCGCTACCACGGGCAGGACGGTCGGAGGGACTGCAAACACTGGCCGAGTGATCTCTATAGATGCGGGCGGTACAGACGCAGACCGATACATCTATGCTTCGGGTGCTTACGAGTCTGTAGGCATTAGTTCGTTTTTCCAAACAGCGTGGATCAAAACGAAGAACCCGATTGTTCGCAAACGTTGGGGTCAGATTCGGCTGATTACTTCAGCGGAACAAACGGGCACGTTGGGTGTCGAAATCTTTCATGATTACGACACTTCGACGGCTGCTCGGACGGACGACGTAAGTATTACTGGCAGGGCGGGGGCTTCTTCGGTTTGGGGGACTGCTACTTGGCAGTTGGG